CTAGATAATCGACGTCATTCACCGCGAATCTCCTTGATCTCTGTCTTCACGAGTGCGGTAGGGGAGAGAGGGATCTCCATTTTCTGTACCGTGCCCCGGAGGCGTTGCCCCTGCGACACAAATTCAACGACGTCGCCCGGTCTGATGTTGACCGGGAGATGTTCGATCACTAGTGTCGCCGCTGGCATTGACTTCTCCGCGAGGATGCGGGCTGCCCACTGGTCAATCGCTTCCTGGCTCGTGACTTTCACGCCTGTCTCGACGTGAACGACCTCGCCTCTATTTACAGTTGAGAGCGGGTCAGCCCTACTGTCATTCCTGGCCACACCGACCACTGCTGGAGACGGTCCCGCGTCATACCTGTCCTGGCCTCGCTTGGTGTCGTCAGATCCCGGTGTGCCAACGCAGATGACGACGTTTGGCACTGCGAACAGATCGCGGTCGATTGTCCAGTCCGCAGAGTGGATCGCCTCGTCTCCCTCGCGGAAAACGTATGACACCGGACGGCGCGACGGTCGAATGTACGGCCCGCCCGTGATGACACCGTACGGGTCAGGGGTCAGAGCACCCCATCCGACGACGCGGGCGCAATCGTTGAACATCGTGAGCACGTTCGTGCCGACGTCGTACGTGATTGCCTCAAGGATGTCACCAAACGCGCCACTCTTCCCCCACTCGAGGAACCTTGTGAAGCCCAATCGTAGATTACGGGCCCGTGCCGCGTATCGCGCAGTCAGACTCCACTTAGTGACATCGGTCAGGTGGGCGTGCTCGACCTGCTCGATACGGTCGGTCGCCATACGGTCGAGATACGCGAGCGTCGAGAGCAGCTCGACCTCCCGCGTCACACGGTGATCATTGACTGAGCGCGTCGGCGACGACATCACGAAAGTCGCGACCGGCCACCCCTCCATTCCGACCGGCACGTAATCAACACGAGCATGCGTGTTGAACCAGTCGATCTGCTGACTCGTCTCTGTGAGGCTCAGCTGCCCCGACGCTCGCAGACGCGACGTCGCAGACAGCGTCACCGCCCCGGACTCGACACCGTCAAGCAGACCAATGTCCTGCCCGTCCGGCGTCGTCAGCATCACCCGATAATCCGCCTGCCGCGCAGGCGCAAAATCACCCACGATTCACCTCCGTCAGCTTTGCGGAGACGGCCCACACACCGCCAATCGCACGGCTTAGCTGCACCTCAGAAAGAGAGCCGTACAGCACTCTCCCGAGTGGGTCTCGATACATGAACGGTGCAGGCATGTACGCGAGATCCTCAATCGCAGCTCGCTCTCGCATGGATGCGTCTACGAGCGACGCCGATATGGAGACCACCCGCTGACGCTGTGTGCCCGACAGCTCGACTCCTAGACGCCGACCCGCGAAGTGCTTCACCTCTCGGTTCACCAATCCCATGCTCACAGCAGTCGTAGGATTCCAAGCAAGCCGAACAGCTCGGGAATAGCCTGGCCCGGCGCTCAGCCAGACCGCCTGTGAATTCGCGACGGCCTCTATCACTGTCGCCGACGATGATGGCAGCGCTGAGGTCGCAGTGACCCTATACACGGTTGTCCCATTCGTCAAACACTCGCGGTCTTTATACATGGTCGACGGCGGGAGTTTGTCTGCGATGATCGTCCATGTCGCTCCACCGTCGATTGAGCGTTCAAGGCGCGTCTCGACCGTCGGAGGCGTCTTCGCGCCCTGCGGGACAGCTGGGGCAGCGATGGAGATGAACATGTCGCCCTCATCTTCCTCCCACACAGCAGTCACGATTGGCTGGGGCGGCGTCGGGTACTCGACCCTGTATGTACGCTCAACGGTTGTGGCCAGCCCATACCCGTCCACGAGTGTCACGCGCACGATATACGCAGCCTTGTTCTCCAGGCGTGCTTTAAACCGCAGCTCTGCGCGAGTGAAAGTTGGTATCGCTTTTAGCGCCGCCGCCGTTCCCTTGATCTGTTCAATCGCCTGGCGGCGCTCTGAGAGCAGCTCGCATACGACAGATCGGATCGTCGTCGACGATCCGCGCACGTGGGAGACCGTTAGAACGCCGTCAAAGACGGATTTGTCGAGTGTCGTTGCCTCGGGAGCGAGGGCCACGACGGGCGGATACGTCACCACGGATCGCCGCACTGGAGACCAATCCGAATACTCGCGGTACTGGCCCTTTGTGCGCACCTGGAAAGCGATGGTGCCTGCAGGCAGATCCACAGTTTTTTCTTGCTCGCTGCCTGAGACCGCGACTGTCGTCCACGCAGATGTGTCCCCGGCTTGGTGGCCGTTTCCGGCCTCGGTGTAGACCGTTTGGTAACGGATCTCCGCCGCTTCCTGCGCGGTCTCGTCGAGAGAGTTGTGCGCCCATCCGAACGTCACAGCTCCGACTGGCGTGTATGCCGTCGGGGCCGTGACGTCTGGGATGCCGGGCTTTTGCAGGACCTGGATCGTATTCGATGCCGCCGAACGCTCAGACACGAGCTTGTCGGTCTTGACGTACACGTAGTAGGTGTGTGGAACCTGCAGGTCTGCTGTCTCATGGACCCAGACGTCGGCATCGGCACGCACCTCGCCGACCTTCGTATCCCCGTCCCAGATCTCGACTGTCGCATCCTCTGGATATGGGAACGAAATGTCCCATGTAACGCCGATCTGCCCCTGGGCATTTTTGGACGCCCTCACGCTATTGATCGCCGCCGGCTGCGTCGACACACCCACTGACGTCGGCGACGCGGGGCCTGGGTAGAAATCAGAAGCGTATCGCACACGCGTTGGGATAATCGGAGAGGCCGACACCCGGTACCAATACCGGTTATTCTCTGTGATCGCCTTGTCATCGACAATCGAGAATTTCACGAGATCAGACCCAGTCGCGTCGACCCAGGCGATTACGTGCCATTCTCTCGGGAGCCACGGCCCCGAGTAGTTATCAGCATACGCATCCCAACGCTCGACCACGTAGGACTTTACTGGCGAGTCCTTGTCTGCAGGCTTCGCCAGCGGCCACAACACCTGCACTGACTTTCCGTCAGGGCGCAGATACGCCTCGCAGAATGTCGGGGCTGTCGGAGGCTTGGCTGGGCGGGCAGGCAGCTTCAGCCACGCTTCCAGAGACGGATGCCCGCCGTTCCAGATCGGCCCCAGCGAGTACCCGACCTTGATCCACCGTTCGGCGTCTGGCGACAGTTCCTCCGTCCAGTGCGACGTGCCCATGTCCTTGTACACGGTGCCGCCGCGCGGCGATGAAAAAGCCACCTGCTCGCTGCCCGAGCCGACCGCTCCCCACCAGGATGTCGGGGCCGTGTACTGGTGCCCGTACCCGTCCGAGCGCAGCCAAAACTGCGCATAGACCTCCACGGCCCCAGACGCCGGCTCTCCGGTGTACCACAGCTCAACGCCGACAGACATGTACCCGGACGACGCAGACCACTGGATTGTCACTCTACCCCTGCTTTCTCTAGAATCCGATGCGCTCGCGCATCGCTGCTCGAGACACGGGTGCCAGTCCTTCCGACACAGCTCCCGACGCCTCTACCCTCATGCGTCCGATGAGGGCATTGTCCGAGTCTCGCACTACGACTGTCTGAGGCCCCGAAATCTGCATTCTGGCCAGTCCGGACGCGCCGCCCAGCCCCGCAGACACGCGCATCGCCCCCAGCTCCAGGTCCGCTAGCTGCGCTTGCCCTGCGGCCATCGTCTCCCGGATTGCCTCTTCAAAGAGCGGCGACCGCGAGGCAGCGCCCTCCGCGAGCGCTTCGACAATCGACTGGCCCGAGTAGAGTGACCAGCCCTTGCCGGAGAAGGGGCCTTCCTTCGCCGGGGAGAATGGCAGCAGGTTTCGCACGGAACTCATGACGCCTGTTACAGCGTTTTTCGCGGCTGACGCCATCGATGAGATGCCGTTGGCGAGGCCCTGGATGATCTTCTTGCCTGAGTCGAATAACAGCTTTGGCGCGTTGTCTAGCGCCGAAAGTATTTTGCTTGTGATCTGGCCTACTGCGGTTAGCAGCGCGGGGACTGCTTGTATGAGTCCTGATGCGAGGCCTCCTATTAGTGCGATGCCTGCCGCTAGGATCTTTGGGATGTTTTGGACGAGTACTGTCACGATTGTCGTGATGATCTGCGGGAGCATCGCGATGAGCTGCGGAATCGCGGTTGTTAGCCCGTTGATCAGGCCCATCAGGAGTTGCACTCCAGCATTGATGATCAGCGGCAGGTTCTGGACGAGCACATCAACGATGGTCGTGATGATCTGCGGGAGCATATCGATGATCAGTGGCAGGGCCGTGATAATGCCGTTGATCAGCGTCATCAACAGATTCAGGCCTGCATCGATGATCAGCGGCAGGTTCTGGACGAGAGTGTCCACGATGGTTGTGATGATCTGCGGGAGCATATCCATCAGGAGAGGGATTGCGACCACCAGGCCATCGATGAGAGCCTGCAGGACCTGCGTGCCTGCTTCGATCAGCTGAGGCAGTGCTGTCACGAGTGTCGTGACGACTGTTGTGATGATCTGCGGGATCACTGTCGCTAGCGTTGGCAGCGCCGCCGCCAGGCCGTTGACCAGCCCGAGCAGGAGGTCTAGCCCGGCCTGGATTAGCTGCGGCACTGCCTGTGACAGCGCATTGAGCAGCGATGTGATGATGCCTGGCAGCGCTGCGACAATCACCGGTATCGCGGCTGTCAGGCCAGCCACTAGCCCGTTGATGAGTTCTATGCCAGCGTTGATTAGCTGCGGCAGCATGTCGACGAGGCCCTTCACGAGCGCGACGATCATCTGCACGGCAGCTGGGATCAGCTGCGGGAGCCAGCTACTGAACGATCCGACGAACGATTCAACAATCAGCCCTGCCATATTCAGCAGTACAGGCAGAGCATTCGTGATTCCGGTGATCAGTGTCTTGACTGCCTCCGCGCCCGATGCGATCAGCTGCGGCGCGTTTGACACCAGCTCCATGCCGTATTTCGAGACGTTGAGGATCATGTCCGAGATCATCGTCTGGATCTGCGTCGTCAGCTCGCCGCCCGACGCCTGTACCAGTGCACCGAGGCCTGCGACTGCAGCCGTAATCAGGCCGCCGAACGCCAGTACCTTACCGAATCGCGCCGGATTCAAGAACATCCCGACTTGGCTGATCAGTCCCTCAGCCGCCGGACCTATATGGCCAGCCGCGCCCGCCAGCGCCTGCCCCATCTTCGGGCCGACTCCATGCATCGCCTGCATCGCCGGCCCGAGCGCCTTGCCTGTGCTCTCCTTGAGGACGCCGCCAGCATCCAAGAGCTCCTCACTGATAATCCCGAACGACGGACCGATGTGCTTGTCACCAGCCTCGCGGATCACGCGCCCGACGCCCGAGAGCTTCTCACCAATCGCCGACGATACATTCGACGCCGCCTCACCAGCTCCAGCCTTCAAGGCACTGCCAAGGCTCTTCGCATGCTGTCCGACCGACTCAGCAGCCGGCGCGAACACCTTACCGACGCCGTCCTTGACCGCACCCCCAAGCCCCGAGAACCTGTCCGCGAGCGCGGACGGCGAGGGGAGCGCGTCAAACGCTCCGATGATCAGCGACGGATCAGCGAGTAGTATGCCTGCACCCGCGAGCGCGGCGAAGCCTCCGGTTGCTTCTCCGAGGGCTTTGGCGATGTCCTCAAGGGTGAGTTTGCCGTCCTTCATTGCGTCTGCGAAGGGGCGGAGCTTGCCCGCGAGGACGTCGACGTGCTTGCCCGCTTCGTCGAATGCTGGACCGACTTGCTCGCCGACTGCGTTGATGATGTCTGTCAGAGGTTCCTTGACCTTGTCGAGGGACGCGACCAGCCCCTTTTCGACGGCGGCTTCAAGGTTGCCCCACGCGCCTTCAAAGGTCGAAGCCGACTTCGCGGCCTCTTGTGCGACGTCGGTGAAGCCGAGGTCCATCAGGGCTTGGTTGAACTCTTCCGCCGTGATTTGGCCTTTGGACATCGCGTCCCGAAAATCTCCGGTAAACGCTGCATTGGCCTTGAGGGCTTCTTGGATTTTCCCAGATGCGCCAGGGATTGCCCCGGCTATTTGGTTCCAATCCTGGGTTGTCAGCTTCCCCGCGCCGTTGATCTGGACGAGCGCGAGCGCGACCTGCTTGAAAGTCTCCTTGGTGCCGCCCGCAATGGCATTGACATTGCCGGCAGCTTCCGCCATCTTGTCGAAGTCCTTGACCCCATTTGCGGCGAGCTGCGCCGTGACCGATTGAATGTCCGATAGGTCGTACACCGTCTGGTCGGCGTATGATTGCGCAGCTTTGGTCAGCTGCTTGATTCGCGAGGGGTCAACGCCCGCAAATTCAAGGGTTTTCTTGAATTTGTCTGTAGCGTCGCTCGCTGCGATTGCTGCGGGGACTTGAGCCGCGAGCGCAGCGGTGATGCCGCCGACGGCTGCGGCGACGCCGCCGAGTCCGATCTTGCCGATTGAGGAGAGGGCACCGCCGATGTGCGTGGAGAGCGACTGCCCTATTTTTGAACCCCAGGACTCCGACGCCTCAGTGACTGCGCTCGTTCCGAGCGCTCCGAGTTCTTCCTCGATCCGCTTCTTCAAGCCCTTGAACGACGGGACGACGTCAATCCATGCTGTTCCGAGCGAAAGTCCTTCTTCGGCCATGCCCTCTCCTTATCTAGTTTTCAACTGGCGTGCGGGCTGCGCCCAGCTGCGCATCGATCCAGTCCGTGTCGGGCATATGGTCGATTTCAACTCGTGTGCCCGGGCGCGGGATCGGTGGCGGCGCGCTCCGGCCCTTCTGCGCGTTCTCGGTTTTTGCCCATTGGAGCCAGCGCAGTGAGTCGGCCTGTATCGCGGCCAAGTGCGTGTCGAGGGACCGCCACTGCCATTCCTGGTCGAGCGCACGCAGTGTCCAGGACTCTGTCTGTTTGATGACGACTGACGCGAGGCGCGCTGTCTGTCGGGCTGGCATCTGGCGCGGGCCGCGCCCGAAAAACCGGAGGAAGTCCGCCTCCAGCTCATCGGGCGCTCGCGTCAGGATCGCGGCGAGTGTCAGGCTTTTGGGGCCAGCTCGCTCATGATCTGCACGAGCATCTCAGTCGCAGCCGTCGCTGTTACTCGACCCCGCTCATCCCTGACTGCGTCGAGCAGAGCCTGAGCCGCGTCGCCAGCGACAGCTCTGAACACTGCCGGCAGTGCCAGGACGTCGCCGCGCTGAATCTCCGCGAGAGATTCAAGAAGCTCGAAGTCGTCGAAGATCGTCGGGTCGACCGTGACCTGTACGCCCCTGATCGTGATCGTACGCAGCTTCTGAAGGACAGACGGGACCGGGCCGTGAGGAGCCTCGGGCGTCTCCTGCTGCGCAGGCTTCGACGCACTAGCGCTAGCCGCCTCAACTGCACGCTCGCGCATTCCCTCAAGCGAGGGATCCGTGAGGCGGACCGTGTGGTAACCGCCCTGCTCGCGAGGGCCACCGTGCCACTCGACCTCGACATCTCCGGGGTTACCGGACGGCATCTGGTTGTAAAAAGTCATCGCGCTAAACCTTTCTAATCAAGTGAGTATGTCGCGCCTATTGGGGTGGTATGGAAGAGGGGCGGGGCGCGACCCCGCCTGCGCCCCGGGGATGGTGGTCAGGCAGGCTCCGCCCCTCTCCCACGATTGTGAGGCCGATCAGACCGCAGCCTTCGCGATGTACTCGCGGGCGCAATCGCCCTCGACCTTCGCGGACGGGTACGCGGCGAGTGTCACCTCATAGCCAACAGCTTCGCCGTCCTTGTACACGGTTGAACCGCGCTCGGTGATCTGGCCCTCGGGGATCACAATCCGCTTGATGAGGCCACCCGTGAGCAGCACCTCAAAAACGAACACGCGGCGAGGCAGGATCTTCGAGTTATGACGCACCGAAATCGGCTTGTCCGCACCGCCAGCCTGCGTCACGTTCTCCTGCCCGAAAACCTCACGCAGGACGTCAGGATCGAGCGCTTGCAGGAGCTTCGTCTTGAAAGTCTCCTTGTACCCGGTCTGCTGCGTGAGGACGACGTCGCCGCCAAACGCCTTCATGTCGCTAGACTCGGTCTCAATCGGGTTCTCGAAGCCGTCCTCCGAGAGATACCCCAGCTTCACGAACGCCGCATTGAGCGCGGTCGTCGCATCAGCGGGGAGCGCTGTGCCCAGCGTAGCGGCGAAAAACGCGCCGCCCTTCTGCGGCTTAGCCGCAGTAACTAGAGCGGAATTATGCTCTGCCATATGACTCTCCTGTCAAGAGAAAAAGTCAGGCGAGCGCCAACGTGGCACTCACCGTCAGTTGAAACCTCGGCACCCGGGAATCCGGGTCCGGGAAGGCATACACCGCCGACACGGCGGAGTACGCGACGATTGGGTCGAGCTGCCAGGCGAGGATCGCGTCAGCGACCTCATCAGCAAGCGCCGACGCCTCGGCCTCTGTCGTGGCCCAGGCCTGCACCGCGAACATCGGGGAATCCCACAGATGCGTACGCTGACCACCCGTACGCTCGACCGTGACGAATTTCTTAGGTCGATCCTTCGGCACGCGATTCGATACTCGCGCACCCGGAAACTTCCTTTTCAGGTACGCGATGAGCGCAGCTGTTGACGAGGTCATACGCGGCCCGCATTCAGCGCCTTCAGCAGCGCGTTATGCCTAGCGTTATCGCGGCGAGCCTTGAACGTCGCAGTCTTGACAACGCCGTGCGGCCTCGTCTTACCCTGCTGGACAGACGGCTCAAAGCCCTTGCCCGCCGCCGCCGCGATCCGCTGAACGGCGGACTCAATCATCGGCGTCGACAACGCGCGGAGCGTGTCCGCTTCGATCTTGATCCTCACAACTCACCCCTCCACAAGCCGGGCCTGGACAGGCCGATTCCACACGCCAGGGGTCGAATCCTTGCTGTACGGACGCGGATCGCCGATCACATCCCAAAAGCTGCCCCCCCACCCGATCCGACAGCCCCTCAGCCGCCCGATATAGGTTTTCGGAAAGTGGAAAGTCATGATCGTCGCGTCGCCGTCTGGCCGCTCCGACCCCAAATCCTGCGACGAGTACGGAGCCACCAGCACATTTCTCAGCGTCTGCATTGGTATATACTCCGCAGTCTCGTTGCCGAATTCGTCGATGCTGCCCGACCGCCTGACCAGCAATTGGACGTTTTCTCCGAAGATCATTGGCGCGCCCCAATCGTCCGGACAGACACAAAACGCGTCAGACGAATCCCGAGCCTGCGCCGATGAACCCGCGTGAAGCTCATCGAGCCTACAGGTGCCGAGAAAGTCGACGACTGACTATACGGCCCACCCGTGACCGTCGACTGCGTCGCACCGTACGCGAAGCCATCCGCCTGCTGACGGATGGCATATCGCACCATGTCACAGACGACGTCCTCATACGAGTCACGCCGGATCGTCCCATCCGCGAGCGCGGCGGCCAGGTCGATCTTGTCGGCAGCTAGTTCGTCTCGGACGATGCGCGCCGCTCGGGTAAGCGCCGCTTCGACGACCTGCTGGCCTACTTGGGATTCCTCAGATGTGCCGTAACGACCGCGGAATGCGGTGATCTTGACTTCGAGCGGGTCGACCGGTTGAGCCATGCTCAGCCCTCCTAGCTGTCAGTCGATAGGTGTCCCCTCGTGCGACGGTTCACGCCGCAGGAGGGATTTCCTCAGGTGCAGACTCGGGCTGCGGGTCGCCGTCCGTGGCAGTGATGCCGAAGTCGTCGCCGAGGATGTCGAGGATGATCTCGGCGTCAGCTGCCTGGACGGTCGCGAGACCGTCCTCGAACTGAACGTGCGGGGTTGTGATGAGCAGGGTCGGGATTGCGTCGCAGCGCAGGGTCACCATGCTGACCTTCTTCCTTGCCATATTAATCAACCCGCCGCCACTGTCAGGACGCCGTGCGCCTTCTCGTTGCCGTACTTAAGGCCAATCTCCCCATACAATTGCACCTTTTCAGATGCCCCCGTCTTTGCGAGCGGCTCGGCAAAGAAATGCCCCTTGCCTGGCACTTCAAGGAATGCCGGGGAAAGCTGCTCGAGGGAGACGACTGCGAGCTTTGTTGCAGGCATGTAACGGTTGAGCATTATGTTGAAGGAACCGAAATCGGTCTCCAGCATCTTGAGGTTGACGCCGCCGACGTTGCGATCTTCCTGCTTGAAGCCGTCCTTGACGAACAGTCGGGTGAGCGCTCGCTTGAGCGTGGAGTTGACGATGATCGTGCGGGTCTCAGTCTCCTGCACGCCGCCGCCGTCCCAGACCTTCTGGATCAGGTCGAGGACGTCGTCTGCGGTCAGCTCGCTGGCCTTGTGCGTGGTCGTCGCGACGTTGGTCGTGATGGCCTGCAGCAAGCCGCGCGTCTTACGGGGCTGCGCGTTCGTGGTCGGCTTGGCGTAGGTGCCCGTGATGAACGTCTTTTCGACGTCGCGGGCGATCTGCTTGATCTGCGCCTGCAGCTGCTCGGCGAGTTCGTCGGCGGGCAGCGTGGTCGAGCCGAGCTGCACAGCCGTGCCGGACGGGCCGTACTGGCGACGAGCGCCCATCTTCGTGTACGACACGGACACGGCTTCCTGGTGGATCTCGAGCACGTTCTCGACGTTGGTGCGAGTGCGGGTCTCGAAAGCCGTCGCGTCCGCGCCCTCGACGCGCTGACGGTTATCCGCGGCGTCGCGCAGGTCCGTGACCTGCCAGCCGAAGGTCGTCGACTCGACGGACTCGCCGCCAGTCAGACCGCCAATCGAGGACAGCAGCGGCGTGTCCTCCGGGGACGCCGCGTACAGCTCGCCGACGTAATTCGGGCAATTGTACGTTGTTGCCATTTCGTTGATGCCGGGCATCTGGATCTCCTGTCAAGAGAAGAGTGGATTGAAAATCAGTTGGTGGTGTCGGCAGTCAGGCCCGCGAGCTTGACCGCCTTGAGACGCGCCGACAACTTGAAGTCACCAGCGCTCTGAGCCGCCGCGATCTGCTCATCAAGAGACAGAGACGACTGGCGAGGCGGGAAAACACCAGCACCCGAATCCGCGAGCGCAGGCACCACCGGTGTGGCCGTGGTGCCTCGCCAATCGGCGAGTCGCTGCGCGACCTGCTTGATCTCGTCCTCGGTGTCGCCGTGAATGAGGTCGGCGGGTACGCCGTACTCGGAGGCTGCGGCGGCGATGAGCTTGGCTCGGGCTGCTTGTGCCTCGAGGGCTGCGACCTGAGATCGCAATTCCTCGATGGTGGTGTCCTTGCCGTTGATCGCTTCCGTGAGCGCTTCGAGCTGCTTGTGGTCGGCCTTGGCACGGCGCTCCCACGTGCGGGCATGAGCCTTCCAGTCCTCGACTGCGTCTGCCTGCGCTTCCTCCTGCGAGGTCTCGCTGGCGGCGGCGCGGTCGGTGTCCTGTACGGCTGTATCGGTGGTGGTGGAGTTTTCGGCTGGTGCCTGCGCGCCGTCCTTAATCTCCTGATCCTGATCGGTGGTGTTTTCCATGAGGTTTCCTTCCATTGCGGAGATATCGTGAATCCCATTTCCATTGCGGAATCGGGCATACTAAAACCCCGCACCGTGTTTGGTGCGGGGTAGATTGGTTGTGCTGGCCTTAGCTACGCTGCTGGTGTCTCTGCCACGGAAATGCCATCACGTAGTTCTGCGAGTTCTTCGTCAAAGAGTCCAGCTGCTTTCTCGTTGATCGCTGCGAGCCGCTTAATCCATGTGGCCGTGACGGCTCCGTATTTGACGAGTGACGAGACTGCGCCGTCGACGTCGGGGCCGTCGCATTCAAACATCATGCGCAGATAATCCACCTCGGTACGGGCACCCAGTGCGTCTAGCTCTGTGATAGCGTCACGTACAAACTGCGCTACGGCGTCAACCTCCATATGCGTATTATAGGCGCTTTCCAAGTGGAGTGATAGTTTTTACGCGGCATCCCTTCGCATCATTTCTATATGCGACGCGAATCTCTACCCCATTGACTTGACCAGTGGCAGACGCGACGTTGACGCCCTCTAGGACGCCCGCCTCTCGCAGCACTTGAGCGCCCGCCTGGAGAATGTCGTCGGCAGTCCAATCCGGTGGAAATTCGGTTCTCCCGAATCGCCACCCATAGCCCGCCAGGTGCCCTCCTGACCCTTCTAGCCCATAAAGGGTATGACGCCACTCCCTCGCACGAAGCGGGGGCAATTCCTCTGGCCATGACTTTGGCGCTTGTGTCATCTCCCGAGGCGGGATTCTGTGCGCGGATCCCGGTGTGAACCCACGCTCCCGAAGAGCAGTGCGGGCACTGACCCGGTCCTGGTCGATCACGCCACGTTGGAGCGTGCCGTCTGCGGACACCCGTTTTGGAGTGTGCCCATCTGTGAGCTTGTCAGGGAATAGCTCCCGCATGCGCGCCGAAATTGCCTTTACATCGTCTGTGTATGCACCTTCATCAGCGAGGTCATCTACCGACTGTTTGTACATTTGCTCGTACTGCTTGTGGTCATAGCCCCGAATGGCCGGATTTTTGGCCCACGAGGGAACAATCTGACAGTCGCACTTGAAGTGCGACCGCCTGAACTGTGCGGTCTCCTTACTCTTGTACACAAAACCCCTTGATGCCCAGAGCATGCACCAGGCGCAGGTCTTGTCTCCCGTGGGGACTCGAGCATATCGCGGGGTTTTTGGATCGTGCTCTGCCGCGTGCTGTATTGTGGCCCGCGCTGCATCGGAGATGAGTTTGCGTCCCCCATCAGTTAGGCGCGCGAGCACCCGCGCACGGCCAATTCCCTCGCGTAGATCATTGATCGACGCGCTGACAATCTTTTCCGCTTCGGTCTCGTCGATGATTTGTGTTGGCATGGTTGGGGAGTACGCCTGCGCGATCCCCTCTTCCTCGCGCTGTTTCTCATACCACTCGAGTGCCGCCGACGACGCGACCTCAGCGGATTCTTCGACGAGGCGCGGATACAGCCGATACAGAGCGTCCTCAAGCGTGTCGAGGTCATCGAGGGGCAGCTTCTTCCACAGTGCCCGCAGTCGGCGCTCCGCGACATCGCCTGCGCGATTCTGCGTCCGCGCGAGCTGCTGCACGTCGTGGATATGCATGCTGCCCCCTCACGGTCGCTACTTCTCTTCAGCGGCATCAGGCGCGGACAGGCGGTCAAGGAGAGCGGACGCCTCCGCGCGGCGCTTGTCCGACATCAGGCGCGCAATCTGCGACCCCGAATAACCAAGCTCTTCCAAGACGACCGAGGACTCAGCGAGCCACGGCAAGGCACTGATCTGCTTCACAATCGCATCAGACTGCGAGACAATCGACGGATGCGCGGGGTCGCCCCAGCGCGTCGCTAGAGACCGCAACTCCGGCGTCATCTCATCAAGGCCGTCGCGCATCATCACCGCGTGCGCATACACGCGCGTCAGCGCCGCATCGAACACGCGCTGCGCGTTCTTCGCCTTGATAACCAGCTCTTCCTTCGCTGCATACAGTGCCTCAGCCGACGAGGGGTTGTCCTGAATGACGCCGAGCGATGAGACCGGCAGGGACGATACGCCCGACAGCTCAGTCGCTAGCGCGCGCATCTGCTCCGTGAACGGCTGCGCCGACTGCTGCGGCAGCACCGTCACCTTCGGCCCCTCCGGCTCTTCACCGGATGAGATCGTCTTGATGGTGCCGAGCTTCCAGTCCCATGAGCGCAGATCGTCAATCAGATCCGAATCGACGCCAGACAGCAGGATGCCAGGAGCCGTGAAAAGCTCCGTCGCCAGCTCTTCACGCAGCACGGTGCGCATCGCACGCTGAGTGATGCTCATGACGTCACGGGAGATCCGCGAGCGCCCGAGAGGACGATCAAGAGACGGCTCGAAGGGCAGAGCCTCCATCATGGGAGCACCCATGCCGTGAAGCTCTGCGTGAACGATCCGCCAGGCCGACGCCGTATTCAGCTCGACGACGTAGGTCGAGTCGACCGTGTACAGAGTGAAGCGCGTCGGACGTCCAGCATCGTCAATGTCATCGATAGTCAGACCGTAGGACAGGCGACGTCGCACGCGGTCCCAGAGGCCCGCAGCCCAGTCCGCCGAGTGCCCCTGAATGATCACGGGAGGTTCACCTGCTGCCTCGACGCCCTTACGGAGCGTCAGGAAAGCCACCGAGTGCGTGAGCGAGGACGGGACGGTCTGCGCGATCTCCAGCTCGAAGCCTGTCGCCGCGAGCAGGTCGTCGATCTCGAAGGGATTATCACTGCCGGTCGATGAGGTGACGCCGTCCCAAATCAGCAGATCCGACAGGCCGAAAACGACTTTGCGGGGCCAGCCGATGACCGCGCCGAGCTGGTCGACCATTTCATCAGGCACAGAGATATTCAGATTGTCCGGTCGGACGACGCCATCGAGGTATGCCTGCCGCAGCCGGTTTCGGGGCTGCTTCGTGCGCCACAGCTCGACGAGCTGAGAGAGCGCCGTCTGCTCTGCAGGCGTCAGACCCGGCACTACCGGAGCCGAGAACATCACCGGTGTCGCGAGCATGAACTTCTTGGCGCTCACAGTGCCCTCGCTTTCTTGCCCGGCCTGCGCCGGGTTGTCTTAGCCGCCAGAACAGCCGCAGAAACGGCCTCCAACGGAGTCTCATCACCGTCAGGGATGCTCGATTCCCACCCCCACGCGCCGTCACGGGCGCGAACCTTCCTGTCGCACACAGCCACCGCCGTGTTAAGCGCATCCTCCGGATCACCAGCAGGATGCGTGATACGCCCGTCACGCAGCCCCTCAAAAAACAGCGAACACGACTCCAGATACTCCCTGGTCGTCATGATGTGCACGATCCGTGCGGGCACTCCACGGATCTGCAGAGCGTCCGCGAGCGCCGACGCGCCGGAGCCGCCGACGAGGTTGATTTGAGCGGTCCGGTCTTTGCGGGCCGCGAGCCAATCGGCGACCGCCTTCACACCGTCGTCCGTCGACCCGGTGAACGTGTCGATGGCGTTGACGTGGAAGCGGGTGTCGGGGCCGGTGCCGGTTTTCAGTGCGCCCGCGAGCGCCTGGCGCTTGCCGTCCGCGCTGAACGCGACAGCGAATGATCGAATGCCGTCGGCGGGCGCGTCGGCGGTGGTGGTGTCCCAGGTGGTCGGGTCGATTGCCCGAGACGCGCCGGCATTCGCTGGCCACATGCCGAGGCGCTCGCGCGCGAAGCCCTCATCCGAAAGCGTCTTGCGCTCAAGCTCGATAAATGCCCGCTTCATCCTGCCTGCAAGGAGCGCTGGGTTCGTGGCCTCCCAGGTCTTGACGTCGTCCATGCGCAGCGGCTTATCCGGGTCTGCCGACCATTCGTGCCAGCACATCGCGCCGGGATGCTCAGACAGCGCCTGATCGCGGATACGCTCAAAAACCTGGCCGTTAGCGTTCGGGCCGGGCGGCGTCCCCGTGTACAGCACTTGGGAGTTGCCGAGGTGGCCAGCCGAGCCGGTCGACGTGATCGCTTCGAGAGCGTCCTCGGTTAGCTCCTGCGCCTCATCGAGAACGATCAGGTCAGCGGTGAAGCCACGGCCCGAGGACTTCGAGCGCGCGATCACGCGCAGGGAGCCGCCGTGCCAGCCGCGCGACGGATCGTTCTTGAGGATGATCGCTTCCTGGCCGTTGACGTTCCTGACCTGTTCGACCATTGCGTTTAGCTCAGGGTATCGAGCGGCCTCGTCATCGGCCTTCTTGCCGAAGAACTCCTTGAACCTGCGATAGTGCGCCTGCGCGGACTTGACCTCGTGCGCCGAGTGAATTACGGTCTCGCCGAGCAGGACCATGCCGAAGAGCTCGCGCATTTCGAGCAACGCGTTCTTGCCGTTCTGGCGAGGCACGGACAGCCCAGCGACGGGGTGCTTCCACTCGTCTTTCGCGGATGCGGCGAGCCAGTCATCAAGGACGAGCTGCTGCCATGCATCAGGCATCAGCCCGAACGTTGAGGCGAACTCGCCCGCGAGTTCACCGAAGCTTTTTGCGCGGCGCTCAACGGCGACCCGCAGCCGGGGAGCCTGCTCGATGCTTCGCCAATCGCTGCTGGAAATCGACAACCTGGCCCCCCTCTCCCTTCACCGACTCCGGGACAGCAGCCCCCGAGGTACCTGAAATCTCAGAAATCAGCGCCCGAGCCTCACGAATCAAGGGCGCGCGTTTGCCGAATTCGGCGTACTCGAGGGACGCGAGGGTCAGATCGAGCAGCTTCTTCCTGGCATCCAGCTCATCGAACGCATCCGCCTTTTTCTTCGCCTCCACCTTCTTCTTCGCCACCCCAGCCACCCCCTAAACCGCTCAAAATCAACGAAAAACGCCTACCGCAAGCGCCAGATCCCCGCCAGACATCCCCAGTGGCCGCGTGCGAAACAAACACGGTCGGTCAGCGTTTTTCCAGCTCAACCCGCCTGAAAGCGGGGGGGTATGGCGCTATACCGCTGTGGGCACGCATGGTGGGGGAGGGAGGGGGAGGTGCCCCCATTTTCGTTGAAATTACGCCACAAACAAGGCATTTTCACCAATCAACGTCAATCGAAGCAGGCCGAACGACCCGCTTCGGAACGTTCACGCGATCACCGCGCGACTGATTGCAGCGACGACACAGCACTCGACCGTTCTCAAGGACGTTCTTTCCGCCCCAGCGATGAGGAAGGATGTGATCAGGCTCAGCCGACGACGGCGTCCGCGTGTTCACATAATCGAGCACGACATTGCAGGACGGACAGTGCGTGATGCCAGCTGCTCGGCCAGCCGCGAGGACGCGGTTGCGCCAATGGCGGTATTGACTTGTTCCCGTCCTGGAGGACACCATGAGCGCCACCCCCTCGCCAGAAACTTGAACGGCCCCCCACTTACGCGGAAGGCCACACTAGAAATATACACCGTTGCACGATCTTCACAAGACCTGCCCCCGGGTGTTTCACGACACCCCCGGGGGTGGTTTCAGACCTCCCCCGGGTACAGAACACCCCCCAGGGGTGTCGCAAGCACCCCCGGGGTGGTTTCGAGGCCCCTCCGAGTACTGAACACCCCCGGGGGCGCTTGAGGCACTACCCGGGGGTGACCGTTGTCATGAGGCGAGGGCCACGATGTCCGCGACACGGTACGTGCGGTGCCCGACCTCAGCCGAGACCGGACGCAGCTTCCGCCGCTGACACCACGACCTTACGGTCGCATCCTTGATCGCCTTGCCGACGATCAGCTCGGCGACCCTCGTCGCACGCGGACGCGGCAACTCAAGCCGCTTCGCCTCCGCCATCATCAGCACGACCGCCGTCCTGCAATCGACCGTCTGCCAGCACTCACGGCACCTCACCTCATCCGCGCCTTCCCGCGCGAGCAAGTCAGCGCCGCACCTCGGGCACTTCCCAACGAACATGAGACGCGCATGAGCCGGGGACGCGAGACGCTCCAAGCGCTTGATCGAATACAAGACCTCGTCGGCGCACTGCGCCGCCAGCGGCCAGCGTCGAACGCGATCCTCATGAGCGGCGAACAGCTGTGCGACCATCCGCCAATCCCGGGCGGGCACACTGTACTTCGGCCCCATGACGAGGCGAATCAGCTCATCACCCCACGTCTGCAAGGCCGAGGCCATCTCGTCGACCTCAAGCATCAGCGCCAGACACAGCGGCGGCGACGACACCGAGTGCCTCGTCGATCCGCCACCCTCCGGCACCTGCTTCCGCGACGCAATGTACGCCAGATCAGCCATGAGAGAAGGCAGCGACTGAGTCGCAACCCTCAGCCTCGCCGCTCCGCCCCGAGACAGATACTCACCAGGCAGCAGAGGCTCACCCGTGACAGGGCACACCTCACCAGTCAGCGTCCTACTCATCGTCGCTCGCATCCTCGATGTCACCCCGGTACTGATCGCGACAAACTTCGATGAGGCCACGCCGAGCCAGCATCGAGCCTCGACCGTCGTCCATCCAGGCCGTCACGTCCGGACGTGACGGATCAATCGTCTCAATCATGATCTCCCAGGCACCGACCAGTCTCCCAGGGCCATGCCTCTGATTCACCAAGGCACATATCGCATCCTCGATCCGATCCAATGCCTGTGACCGTTCGTCTGTCATCTCCTGCTCCTTCTCTTGCGTTTCTTCGGACCTGAGGCAGGTGAGGCGGTTGCCTGCCCTTCCTGCTCCCGGCCCGCTTCCTGTTCCCTACTGCCTACCCGGACTCCCGACCCGTACCCGTACCCGGGTATACGCGAGTCCAGAGGCCTGGATGAGTCGAGTCCGACGCGAGTCGGCACGAATCCGCGATCCTGCTTGTAGCCGGTGTGTGGGGTGGTGTTCGTGCGGGCAGCGCCGGGGTCACCGAGGCCGGACTCTACAGTGAGCTGATCAGACTCACCGGAATCCGCGTCCATCGGGATACCCACGGTCGCGCCACCAGGCGCGCTCACAGTCACGGCGGCGTCCGCGCAGCCCGAGGTCACACCCGTCGTAGGTGTGCCCGAGGCCGGGTCGCCAGCCGCCGCGTGCGCGCTCGCACGCTCACCATTCCCTCCACCAGCTGCCGCGCAGGAGGCGGCCTGTGCGCTGCGCAGCACGCCCGAACGCTCGAGCATGCTGCGCGTGAACGTCCCGTATCTGGGCCGCTCAGGCGCGGGCAGCAGCTCATGAGACTGGTCCCACGAGCCTGTAGGGTCGTCCGCTCGGGACGAATTACACCGCGTACACGCCACGACGAGCGTGTCCACAGTGCCAGCCTCCCCGGGCTTCAAGTGATCCAAGGTGCCCTTGCGTGCCGATGTCTTTCCAGGCCAGTAGACCTCGACGCCGCACCAGCGGCACTGGTCTCCGTCGCGGGCGATCACGGCCTGACGCAAAGCTTGATCGCTGTTATCGCGCTGGCGTTGACGGCTCCACTCCACGTCGGCACGTGACCGGATATGCACGAAGTCCGGGTCCTCGAGGAGCTTTGGCTTCCGACCTTTCGGAGTGTCCACCCACTCGAGCAGACCGGTATCCAACGCGATCTGCAGGACGTCCGGATTCCCACCCGCATACGTGTACACAACGCCCATCTCGATGACACTGTCCGTCAGGTGAGCCGCCGAGTACGCCGCGCACCGCATGATGAACCCAAACAGCTCGTTCACCGTGCGAGCGTCAGCCTTCGGGTGTGAGGCGGCCTCCATGAGCTTTGGGTACATGTCGGCGTCGTCACCCATCTTTACCCACGCCATCAGCCCACCTCCCTCATCATTTCGTCGTCCCACCCGTCCTCCGGGAACAGATCCCGAGGCCGAAAATTCGGATAATTCCGCGTCATCCAAGCGCGCTCCGTGTACCGCTGATACGCGGCCTCGAACCGCAGGAAACACGGACGACACCTCGCGTGCCCAGCCTCAAGAAGCACTCCGCAATCCGGGCAATGCCTCTCGATCACGACGCCACCGCCCGCTCAGCAAGCAGCTCACGCACAAACTTCTCCTGTCCCCTCGGGAGCACCCACGTTTGCACACGAACGCCGCCACCAGGCACCTGCACCTCCGACGCCTCAAGCAATCCCTGAGAGATCGCCCGTGCTGTCGGGACCATCTGCCCGCCACGCCGATACACGTACCCAGCCGCGCGGAGCCACCGGCAAAAACGGTTCGGCCCCATACCCTCGACGCGCGCCGACAACACCGTCCCGAAAACACTCGGCAACATCGCCTCACCAGAGGCCGCGACCGCGCGACCAAGCTGCGCGTGCGGACGCTGCGCCTCAACCTCAGCCTCAGCCGCTACCGCCTCCGCACGCACACGCGCCGCCCGCTCATCTCGCAGCGCCGTCAACGTACGGATCATCGTCTCCGGATCCGCCAGCATCGCATCAACCGCCGACTCCGTCGCGTACAGGCCGTGCTTGCGGATCGACGGCAACACCTCGGTGGTGACCCAGCGACGAAACGCCGCAGCCTCGGGCCTGTTCGACCTGATGATCACCTCATACAATCCAGGCTCTGTCACAACCCAGACCTGCTGCGTGCGACCTAGTCGGTCAGGCATGGGGTATGTCAGGCATAAGTCATCGCTCAGGCGCGACCTCAGCTGCGTCACGTTGGCGATACCCAGCGCCGCCGCCAGATCAGCAAGCACAAACAGCGGCTCACCTGACTCATCAACCTGCACGCGAATCTCATGCCCCGTGTACTCAAACAGCTCCAAGCCTTGCATGACCTACTCCTTACTCCTCGCTCTGCGGGTCTAGCCGATGGTCCCGGCGCGGCCCTCGAACGGGTACGCCTCGAAAGTGACGCCAACCATCTGGGGCCCGAGCCGCTTCGCGGTCATCGGCGCAAGCAGATCGCATCGCGGGTCAGGCCCCTGCAGGTGGTGCTTGTCGTCGTCAGTTAGGACACCCGCGTCAACGAAGCCATCGACCATCGCCTTCAACGTCGGCATGTAGTTGTGAGGGTCGCGCCGACGCGCGTCCGGAAAGCGAAGCCAGGCGACGAGACGCAGTCTCTCCGAATGCCCGATGCCGGCCGCACGAGCACGGATCATCGCAGTGGTACGCAGATTCTTCACGGTCGGTGCTGTGCGGCGACGGTCGCCTCGGTCGTTGAGCGAGAGCATCTGCGCGGACGGGATGAGGATCTCATCGAGAGTCCAGATCGGTCGCATTATGCTGCCTCCTTAAGCGCGAATGTTGTGAGCTGGTAGATCGCAGCGGCTCCCTGCTGTGGGACGACGCCGTTTCCGAGCAATCGGAGCTGCTGCTCGCGTGTCAGCCCGAGATCCTCCCCGGTGACGTACCCATCTGCCAAGCCCATGAGCCACTCGACGAAGCGAGCCGAAAGACGCGCTCGCCCCCCCTCGCGCATTGACGGGACAGTCGGCGACGGAGCCGGACGGCCTAACACGTTCTCCCACCGGGCAATCGCTTGCCCGTACACGCCAAACACGCCGTTCTCCATGCCTCTTGCCACCTCATGCAAGTTCGCGCCGTAGCCGGCAGAGGACGCCGTCGCGTTCGTTGCCTGCGGCGTCGGCAGCATCCGCACCGCCTGCGAGAGACTCATACCCGTCCCCTCCTGATGACGGCCGGCCTTGCTGTCCGACGCAGTCGGCGTCGGAATCAGGGCACCAGGTGCTCGATCTGATCCGCGAGACTCACCGCGTGGCCCCCGGCCCGCCGCTTCTCCGGAGGCTGCGACCCCCCGCAGCTGCCAAGGTTCGCCTGCGGTGTGGCCAGTAAGGAAAAAACGCTCACGCTGGTGAGGGGCACCGACGTCGGACGCTCTGATAACACACCACTGCGCGTCATACCCGACGCTGGCCAAGTCTCCGACCACACGGCCGGCCGCCCGGAGAGCAGGTCCATCTGCTCCGACTCCCAGCAGTCCCTGCTCGGATTCCACCAGGCTGAAAGCTCCACTTGTTAAACTCCCCCGCACGTTTTCCCACACAGCCAGACGCGGACGCAGCGTCTTGATAGCCTCGAACATCGACTCCCAAAGACCCGACCTCGTCCCCGAGGCCATGCCCGCACGACGACCCGCGAGGCTCAGATCCTGACACGGCGAGCCACCGCAGATAATGTCCACCGGCTCAACCTCCGACCAATCAACCTGCGTGATGTCCCCAAGATTCGGGACACCCGGCCAGCGCACCTCAGCCAGCCTGCACGGCCCCGGCTCGACATCGCTTGTCCACGCGATTCGCGCTTCAGTATCAAGGGCCATGCGCACGGCCATGTCCAGACCGCCGTACCCTGTGAAGAGACTGCCGATAGTCGTCATTACGCCGACTCCTCAGCCCAGATGCCGGCCTCGGCCAGCTCCGCAGGCGTGTACCCGCGCTCGCGGGTGAAGTCGATGACGACGCGGGCGCAAGCCGCGTGCACGACCGTAGTGATTGCGGTCGCCTCATTTTCGGCATCGATGGTGATGCGCACGTTCGCGCCCTGAGGGGCGATACGCGTGTGGCACACCTGGCACGTTGTGACGTATGCCGGTGCTTTGCGGATCCGCTTCACGGCGATCATTTGGTGGCCTCCTCGTTCTGGATCGCCGTGGCTTGCGCGACGGCGACGAGCTTGTCCACTGGGTCACTTATAGCGACCCGAATTTCTTCAACCTCTTCATCGTCTGCCGCGTAACTCTCAGCAATGTCGCTTGCGGCATCGCTCAGCTCCGCTGCTGCTGTGATGATCGCGGCCTGCAGCTCGCGCACGCGGGCGATGAGGTAGGCGATGTCGACGGCAGCGTTGGCCTCGAAGTCCGTGACGGCGGCGTTGTACGCTGCTTCGATTTCCTCTCGTGTCGATCCGCTGTAGCTGCGGCCTGCGAAGGCAACTGCGCTGAGTCTGCCCTCGATCTCGCTGATGGTGGTCATCGTGGTCTCCTGTCTGTTGGGTCTTCCCCCGCGCGGGCGTTGCGCGGGGTTTCGTGCCCGCCCGGGACTTGCACCCGGGTGTCTGCTGGTCGGGCTGCGCGATCTTCTAGCCGCTCCCGCCGTGGTTTTCTGGGTGGCGGGTGGCCTCCCCTTTGGTCGCGCTCATCGGGGAGCAGTGATTTCAGTCGCTCTCTCGCAGCTCGTAATCTCCGCGATTGAGCTTCATGTAGGCCTCATCGAGCTTGTCGACCACCTCCTGGTGAATGTCCCTCTTCTGGGCGATCTCTTCGCGAGCGAGGCGGCGGGCAGTCACGTCGTTGATCTGCATCGTGACTTCGAGATCCTCATCCGCTGCGAGCACTGCCTCCTGCACATCCCACCGGAGGAGCTTGACCTGCTCCATGTCCAGGTAGATGGGGACTTGCGCGACCTTCATGATTCATCCTCCGGCGCTGCGACGATCTCATCTGCTGCCTGCATTGCGGCTGTCATCATTGCGGCGCTCTGAGCGAGCGTCATGGTGCTCTCCAGCCCGCGATTGGTCCTTTCGTCCACAATCGCAAACGCCAGGGCGTTGCCGACCTTGATGTACGAGTCCGCGACCGCGCGGGAGCCTCGGTTGGTGGTGCCGCCGATTTCTGCGGTCTTGTCGGCGAGCAGTGCCTTGAGGGCTTCGCGACCGGCTTGCTCTGCGAGCAGGACTGCGGCGATTGCTGCGTCGGTCTGGTCCAGTTTGACGGTGATCTTCTTCTCCAGATTCACAGTTCCGTCTCCTTCTTGCTCGTGGGTCCCTCGAGGAGGCGGAGGAGGAGCAGACCAGCGCCAGCGCCGCCCAGGATCGCTCCGATCATCAGCAAAAGTCCGTTGGAGGTCGCGCCGGTCTTGGCGAGGCGCGCCTGCGGTGCCGGGGCGGTCGTCGGCGCGGGCGCGGGCTTCGGCTGCTCGCTGGTGGGCGTCGAGGTCGGCTCAGGCTTCGGCGCGGGCTTCACGGTGTCCGGGGTCGGCTCAGGCGTGGGGGTCGGGGACGGTGCGGACTGCGGCTCATCGGACGGCTTCGGCGCGGGCGTCGCAGGCGTGGACGGCTCCGGCTTCGGGTCGGTGGCCGGCGTGGTGGGCGTCGGCTCCGGGGAAGGCGTCGGGGGTGGGCGTCACGGTGCCGTCGCCGTCCGTGCCTCCGTTAGACCTCACGGTCGCCGTGGATTCGAGCTTCATTCCGTTGATTTCCGCGTGATTCGTCACGGAGGGCTGGCCCTCGGGTACCTTCATCTGCTCGGGAGGGTAGACAATGCAAGTCTTGACTCCGTCCGGGGCCGTGAACCGAATCGTGTTCTCGTCTACCTGGGTAGCGGTGATGTTTTCGGTCGTGGCCGGATCCCACGTGTCGGACTTGGCACACTTCACCGACGTGTTGAGGCGGGGGTCGAAGTCCTTGACGGTGTACTCGGTGCCGGGGGTGGCGATCCACTTGATGCCCCAGCCAATCGTGCCGTTGTCGTTTGACCACCCGAACTTGATGTTTTCGGGGCGGGCGTACTCGTAATGAGCCGGGCCTGCACAATCACTCGTGCACTCTCCGGTGCCTTCCTTGTCCCCCCACACGAGCTTCTTCACGGCCTCGCCATTCAGGGTGATCGTGCCCTCGTTCGTGCCGACAGCGGCATCTTGAAGGCGAGCACGTGCCCACCATGTGCCCTTCACGTCCGCCTTGTCCTTGTAAGCGTCCGGCACTTCCCTGACCGTACAGGTCAGCGTCGCCTGGTCGGCGACGCACTCGCCGACGACCGACCCGTCGTCGAGCACGAAGGGGAACGACGCCGCCCACGTGAACGGGGCGCTGCCGTTCGTCGGCTGAGTCGAGACCGTGAACGACTGCCCGACCGCGAGCTTAGGTGCGGACCAGGTTCCCGCGACGGCCACCTCGCTAGAGGCCTGACGGGAAGAGCTCGTCGCCTTCGTGACCTGCGCGGTCATGGCCGGCGCATCCTCGGCTGCGGCGAATGCCGCGCCGTACGGCAGCGCGAGGGCTGCGAGTGTGAGGGCGGCTCCTGCTGCCCAGATCTCCTTCTTCTTCATCGGTCTGTCTCCTTCATGGTCTTGGTCTGGTTTTTTCTGGTTGACGGGTAGTAGGTGAGTCCGCGCGCCGCACGGCTATGAGAGTCGTGAGCCTCGGTCGGGTAGGCGAGCGCCCGTTTCCTGGCCTGCCGCATGATCTCCCGTGCGGCCTTGTCGTGGCAGGGCCTGTCGTCGGAGGCTTCGAGGCGGAGCGGCAACGGTGCCGTGCACGTCGAATCGCTGGCCATCACTCGACCCCCACCGGGAGGTCCGCGACGCGAAGCACCTCGAGGACGACGCGGATCTTCCGCTTATCTAGGTCGACGAACACACGCGGCGTATCGACAGCGAGGCACCCGTTGACTTCGGCCTCGAAGATCACGTCCTGCATCGCCAAACACATGATGTGGGGGAGCGAGTCGTCGCCGGACTGGTCGTAGTACGAGAAGTTCGCCGTGCGCTGCAGGAGCGTCGTGCCCTGCGTGCGAGCCTTGCCCGCGTCCTTCGCCATGCGTGCCGCGATGTCCTCAAGCGTCGCTGCGCGAGCCGAGCCGCGCGCCACGACCCAGGTCAGGACGACCATCGATGCCAGCAGGGCGATGGCGAGGCCAGCCAAGAGTTCCGCGCTCACAGCGATCCCTCCCGCCAGTCCATGTAGACGAGGACACCGCCGACGACGGCGAGCAGGATGCCAGGGAAAACCAGCCACTCCGGCCAGCCGTCCTCATTGCCTAGGCCCCGCATGCCGAGCGCGATCACGTTCGACCCCGCGACGCATACGCCCCCAATGAGTGCCTTCCACGGCCACAAACGCTGGCCGCACATGTTATCCTTCTTCACGAGCATCTCCTTCTATTTGCTCCCGCGCCCCGCGACGCAACCGCAGGGGCGCACTTCTTTACCTTCTTCGCCGGTGAACTTCACCAGCTCGCTTGCTGGAATCCGCAGCAGACCCCCGACCTTGAACGAGCGGATCGCACCCGACGCGATCAACTCACGGACCCCAGAGTCCGAGGCCTCGATCAGTTGCGCGAACGTGCGCACCCTGTAGGCCACAGGCACCACCTCTTCGCGCGTCACAACTTCTCCTCGAAATCGCCCCCGACGGGGGACTCCTCCCCAGTAAGGTGGGAGGTGCCAACCACGCCGCACGATCTCGTGCGGCAACCACACCTCACCGAGGAGGAAGAATGACAACCATGTCCGCAGGCCCCACCCTTGCTGCCACTCTCGACAACATCAAGCAGCGACTGCAGAGCCAACAACACACGCTTGAAATCACTCTGGGCGACAGAGATGTTGATGCTTACCAGCGGCTCGCTATCCGCGCGGAACTCGATGCGCTCTGGGAGGCAGTTGAAGTCCTCTCGTACCTCATCTCCGGCGTGGAGCTTAGTCGTGTGCCGATTCGCGATTACTTCGGAGAGCGCCGCGACTCGTGACCCGCACGCCTGCTGCCCCTCTCGTGCGAGATACTCCGCAGCAGCCCCACACCCTTCACCGTGCCCCTGCCGCGCATGTAGGTCTTCAAGCGCGCGCGTATTCAGGCTCTGCAGCTTCTCCAGCATCTGCACCTGAATCTGCAGCATGTCGCCCTGCGCGCGCGCAAGAAGCCCCTCATCGAACCAGTGCCGAATGTGAGGCGACCCGAGGATGAGCGCCGTGTTTTGCAGCGCCGCAGCCGCCCCGAGGAGCCGGCTCTCCGCATATTCCTCGTGGGCATCGTTAACCTCCAGCGGCCCCCTACTCATGCCGCGTCACCGCCGTCCCAGTCGACGCGGCGAGCCTGCAGGATGACGGAGCCAGACGCTGAGTCCTGGATCTCGTACCCGGCAAGTGCCTGCGTCCGCTCCTCAAGGGCCTTCCTCCGCTCGGCACGAGCAATGAGTTCCTGCGGCGTCGTACCTAGCGCCGCCGCGATGCGCTCAATCTCAGGCAGCGTAAAAGCACGGCGATCATTGAGTTTGAGCGAGAGACTCGCGCGACTCATCCGCGCCTTTCCAGCAAGAGCGTTTTGCGTGAGGCCTTTTAACCTGGCGAATTCCTTGATTTCTGTAGCGATTGCCACCTCAGATCTCCTTTCTACATTTGTAGACTAGTGAGTACTATATAAATCTCTATTTGTAGATTTTGCAAGCTGGCTTCATGTGACCTACGTCTACATAAATAGATATGCTTACCTCATGGGAAGTAGATCGCTAAAGTCAAGTCCCTTTGAGCGTGCCGCCATTGACACCCTCAAGGACCAGCTTCGACTGACAGGCCTAACCGTTGACCGACTCGCAGAGCGTGCAGGGATTACGCGCGCCCGGTGCTACAAAATCTTCGCTGGCGACGCAACTTGCACCATTACCGACTTTTGGGCCATGTGTGACGCCCTCAACATCCGCTGCTCCGCAGTTACTGCCGAAGCAGAGCGTCGCATCTCGCCCTCACCCGCGAGCGCCGTACGACGCGCATCCCTGCATTCGCTAGCGACAGTAACAATGGTTCCTGGGTATAGTAGTGATATTGATGTAGACGACCTACCCGCCTCTTACGCTGCACTCGACCTCGATATCGATCCTGCGCTTGAGGCCGAACAGATGGGCGAAACACCATGACGATCACACCCGTTACCGCGCGCGAGGCCATGCTGTTGACAGCAGCTCACGCATATGGAGCGTCAGTCCATATGGCAGATCTCCCGGGCACCCTGCGCGGACTATACGACGCCGAGCACAATCGCATTATCCTTCGCTCTGGCATGACCGAGGGACAGCGCGTCTCCACACTCGCTCACGAGGTAATCCACGCGAGACGCGGGGACGATGGGCATCAGAGCGCCGCCCATGAGTCACGGATAGACGAGGAGGCAGCAGGGCTTCTCCTCACTGCTGAGGAATACGCTCTGGCCGAGCGGATCGTCGGCCATGACTCTCGTGCGCTTGCCGCCGAGCTTGATGTAACTCCATCGCTGGTCGACGCTTGGAAGCGGCGCGCTCGGACGCGCTTCCACTCCTGAGTGCGCTAAAAACGCCCCAAAAGCAGCAATTTTTGCTTGCTCAGCACAAAAAGCTCCCACGAGCGCCGTAGTGGGCGTCGCGGGAGCTTTGCGTCGCGCTGCGTTTGGTCCCTCATTTTTGGGGCCAAAAGTATCAATGTCGTGCCTCATTTTTGGGGCCAAAAGTATTAACCACGTTTCACGCGGGCCTCCATGCGCGCGATCATCTCAAGTTCGTAGGCCTCGTCCGAGCGCTGATAGTGCGCGGCCATGTTCGGGTCAGACCAGCCATATCGGGTCATCAGCGCGCGCGTCGTCGCGCCCGCCTGGCCGTATCTCGTGGCGGAGTAGTGGCGGAGTGCGTGCCAGCCACCTGTCTGGCCGTCTGGGATCTCGATGCCGGCGCGCGCCTGGGCGGCCACCAGGATCCGCGTCAGTGCTATATCACGCGCATAGCCTGAGCCGGACGGTGCGGGGAAAAGAATCGCTGATGCTCCCTCATCGACGTGGTGACGCAGATGCGTACGCATCGTGGTAGTGGTCGCGGCCATGAGCGCGACCGTGCGGACGCCGGCTGCTGTTTTCGTCGGCCCGGCCTCCAGGTGCCTGCCGACGCGGTGCAGCGAGTGCTCGACCCGGACGCTCATGCCCCCGTCTTCGCGCTCGATGAGTGAGGCGCGCATGAGCGCGAGAGCCTCATTGATCCTCAGGCCAGCGTCCGCCAGCAGGATGACCAGCGCACGGTATTGCGCGGGCATCGCGTCCGCGAGCGCGGCGACCTGGCCGGGTGTGTAGAGGAATTTTGAGGTGACGCGGGCCTCCCTCGCGCCGCCTTTGATGCGGAGCGGGCTTGCGGTTAAGAGGGTGCGGTCGTCAGTGACCGCGCTATTCAGGAGCGCGCGCATGGCCTCGTAGGCATTCCTGCGCGCTCCGGGCTTGACGTCCAGGTCGGCCCACCACTGTGAGAGCGAGGCCGGCGTCAGCGCCGTTAGCTCCTGGTCTCCGAGGTAGGGGATGATGTGACGGCGCAGATCGGACCTGCGCTTGCGCAGTGTGCCGGCTGCTGCGGTGCGCTCGAGGTCTGCGATCCACGCGTCGGCCCACTCGGCGACTGTCAGGCCCTTGAGCGTCTGCTGGCGCGCCTGCTCAGCCTCTCGCGCGGCGATGACGTCGGGGTGCTCCCACGTGCCGGCGGCGATGGCCGACCACTGTGAGGCGAGCCAGATCTCGGCCTCGCGCTTCGTCGGGAAAGTGTGCGGGGCGGAGATGCGCGGCGCGCGGCCCGGCCCGGTGTAGGTAGGATCGTCGAAGCGCGCGCGATAGCGCGGCCTCGAGACGGTGCCCCGCTTATCGATGGTCCCGAATGACTGCCGGCCCATAGTGTCCGCCCTTCACGCCTGGGTACAAGATGGGTACACGCACAGCATACAGCGCGGGCTACGCGGGATATATGGGATGTATGGAATCGCGGCAAAATTGGCAGCAGAGCAGCGAATTCAGACTTTTCCGCACTACTGCAAGTATTTGCGTGCGGCCTGCTCTTTGATCCTCACCATCTCCACCAATCCCGACCACTCACTGCAATCCCAACACTTTCTCATGCATTCGGGTACACGATGGGTACAGCAAAGGCCCCCACCTGCCTCTTCGGCAGGTGGGGGCCTTTCATGCGTTGATACGCGATTCAATCGCCTCAATGCGTTCGTACATTGAGCGATGCGTGTCGTGAGCATGCGAGTCGATCAGCCGCTGAGCAGACTCGCGCGCTGTGCGCTCATCGTGTATTTCAGCCGCCATACGACTGCCTCTCTCATCGATGCGGTCGATTCGCTCCTTCATGTCCGACAGGCTCGCCCCATGGGTCTCGAGCGTCGATGCGACGCGGTCGACCGTCAGGGATAGACCTTCGAACTGCTCAGGTAGTACCGCGAGTGCGGTTACCGTCTCGTTGACGGCTTTGACGGCGTCGCGGACCTCGTCGATGTCGTCGCGGACATTTGTCGAGTGGTCATTGCTGACCTGCGCGTCCGCTGACTGTGCAGCCCTCTTCGCTTCCTCTGCGGCTTTGGTGACGCGCTGCATGTGTGATTCCATGCTCGCTTTTAAGCGGGCGAACCACATGGCGACAACTCCGCCAAAGCCGGCCAGTAGGACGGCAATGAGACCGTTGGTTGCCTCGATGATCTTCGGGTCTGAGAAGATTCCGGTCACGACAGGCGGTCACCGCCTGAGTCGCCGGTCGTCACCGCCTCAGCAGCGCTCGTGCGCACATCATCGACGGTCTCGCCGCCCGGCGTGACGGCTCCCGCCCAGCTAATGATGCTCACGCCGCCGATGCGGATCCCTGAGAGGATCTGGAAGACCGTCCAGGCAGTGCCGAGGAATACGGCTGCCTGCGAAACGATGAGCTTCCACGTCGCCGGGTATGACCCCGAGACCCAGACGATGATCGTCACGATGACGGCGACCGCGACCGTCAGGCACACGCGACGCTGGCGGGTCCAATACGGGCGGTCCAGCGCTGCTTGGATGAGTGGCCACACGACGCCGATGAGGACTGACGTCACGAAGGGATCTGCCTGCAAGCCGAGCAGGATGTCACTCTGATTCACTGTCGTTTCCTCTCACACGGTCTCTGCGCCCGCGAGCGCGATGTTTACGGCTGCGGCGGTGGCGGGGCCGTAGATTTCGTCCTCGTATGCGCCGACGGCTGCCTGGATGAGTCCGACTGTCTCGTCGTGCGCTGCTTCGGAATTTTCGCCCCAGATGCCGTCCGGCGTCGTGCCGACGACACGCTGGGTGTACTCGACGCCGTAGGGGAAGGCATAGCCGCCCCAGTTGGATGCGGCGGCTACGGCGTTGATGCGCTGGCGCGTGTCGGGACCGGCGACGTTATCGGGGACCGCTCCGACGGCTTCTTGGAGCGCGGTGATGTCGGTGTAGCCGCTCTCCTGGGCGCTCGTGTCGATATTGCCGTCCCAGCGTCCGTTGTCGATCATCCACGCGAGGACGACTCGCATGTCGACCCATCCGAGGATGTCGTCTTCATCTCGGTACTTGATGAGGACGCCGTTGCCGTTGTCCTGGCTTCCGCCCATGGACGTGTTGCCCTCGACGGCTCGGAAGTAGTCGGATGCCTGGTCAGGCCAGGACGCGCCGACGTGGTCGGCAATACCGTCGCCGTGCCACTCGTAGATCGTTTGATGGCCGTACCCGGATTCGTCGCGCCACGCACCGATCTTCTGCGCGAAGTTCTTGATGTAGGGCACGTAGTACCACCACGCGGCGTTCATGAGGTTGACTCCGGCCTGGAGGTATCCCCAGACCTGGAAGGCTCCGCACCATGCGTAGCCTCGGAAGTCCGGCTTCCCGACGGCCTCCCAGTACTTGTTCCCGCCGACGTGGCCGACTTCGCCGCGCATCGCATCCATCGCGATGTTGATGGCCTGCGTGATTCGAGGATCGTTGATGCTCGTCATGCCTGGCCTCCGTCCTGAGCTGCGATGTTGCGTTCGGTCATGAGGCCCATGATTTCGGCCTCTTCGTCTCTCGTGGCCGGCATAGTTGCGTCGGTGTTTTCCATTTCTCCGCCTTTCGTTGGTGTTTTCGGTATGAGTAATCCCCGGCCACCTGTTTGGCGGTCGGGGATTAGGTTTATATCGGCCTGTTCTTTTCAGGTCTTGATGATGTAGTTCAGCGCCATGTACGGCGGTAGCAGGTTGACTGGTTTGGCCTGGCCCTCTGGCTGTGCGATGGCTCTATCCAGGGACCCGCTCCCCGCGGCTGCGATGCCTGTCCAGGCTGAGCCGCCCGCGAAGTTCGTCTGGTAGATCGCCGCTCCTGAGGCCCAGTAGCTCGATTCTCCACCGATCTGGTGCGAGTGCCTCGGCATCTCATCCACCGTGAGCACGTGCTGTTCTTCGCCGCCCAGCTCACCGAGCGTGTGCGCCGCATTCACTCCCAAAACTGTCCGTCCACGCAGGTCAGGCACACGGAACCTCACGCCGCCGCCGAAGACCGCCGCGAGCGCCGGGTATGTGCGACGGTCGTATTCTCGCCCGTCGCACATGAGCCATCCTACTGGCGGCGTTTTACCTGCAAACGCTGCGATTACGCCTGGCGGCGTCACGACTGTGAGTGCTTCTCCTGGATCGCCTTTTTCGCCGCGCGGGCCGCGCTCTCCGGGGTCGCCCTTATCGCCCTTCGGGCCGCGCTCTCCGGGGTCGCCCTTATCGCCCTTCGGGCCGATGGGGCCGGGTGGCCCCTGCGGTCCTGCGCCTCCACCTCCGCCTCCGCCGATGTTGAGGTCGGCTAGGTCTAGATACCGGTCTCGGTATGTGCGCGTCGCTGCTATGGCCTGCATGTTTCCCTCGTGGATCTGCACGAGGACTCTGTCACCCGGATAGGTCTTCCTGGTGAGCAGCCTGTCCGGAACCGATGTGATCGCGGCGTTCTCGTCAGTTCGCACGCGCCATAGATCTGCGTCCAGCTGGACGTTCACTTGCCCCTGGCGTGAGGCCCGCACCGCCGTGCCCCACCGGTAGGACGGCTGCGCGTCCACCCGCTGACGCAGATCCGCGACTACAGCGGCTAGATAA